ACACCTCGCGTTCGCGCGTCTTCCGCTTGTAGCATCCCTTGTCGAGACACTTTCCGAGCTTGCCGTCGTCGCCCATGTCGCCCCAGAGGTCCGGCTGCGCGCCGGTCCGCTTTGGGCATTCCTTGCACGCGGCGCAGTCGAACTTGGCGCTGTCGAGATCGCTCGTCTCGCGGGCGAAGTTGTGCGAGATGTCGTTCCAGCGCACCGGCGTCGACGACTGCTTGGCGCGCCGCAGCACATCCGAAGTGCACCGATCCTGGATCTCGCGGGGATAGGCCGCGATCTGCTCGAGCGCGTCGATCGTGATGTTGCACTCGCCTGTCTCTGCAAGCTTGCGCACCTTCGGCGTAAGGTCGAGCAGCTTGCGTCGCCGGCATATCCTCACCTCCGAAACGCCGAAGTGCGCGGCGATCTCCTTCTGCGAGTAGCCGAGCCCGAGCATCGATCCGATGAGCGACGCATCCTTCAGCGGATCCACGCCGAGGCGGACTTCGTTCTCTATGCGCGTGATCATCCGCGCCTGCGCTTCGCTGATCTCCGTGAAGACGAGCGCAGGTATCTCCTTTAGCCCCGCGGCCGTCGCCGCCTCGAGTCGACGGTTGCCGGCGACGACGATGCCGGTCACGCCCTTGCGGTCGGCGATCGCCGCTTCGTCTGCCCACACCGCGATCGGCTGGATGATGCCGACCTTGCTCACTGACTGGATGAGCTCTACCATTTCCGGATGATCCCAGGACAACTCTTCAGGCGTCCGCGGATTCCAGTCCGCGTGCACCAGCGAGTCGACCATTAATCTTGCCGCTGTCCTTTTCATTTTCCCACTCCCCTTGTTTGGTTTGCCCCCGGAGTCAGACACACCCGTGCCCCGCCCCCCGAAGAAGATTTCGTAAAAAGCGCATTCCCCAAACCCACCGACCCACCGGGCGCGTGCGCGGGTGCCCCCTGAATTTCAGAGAAGACAGCGAAAACCGCCGCCAGGACGGCTGAAATCGCCGGAGAGACGGCTGCAGAACCCCGCCGGTGGCTGAAATTCCACTTTTCGGCCGATTCCCCTGAAATCGGGAACCTCGTGTCGGCGTTGCACTCGCAAATACGGCGATCTCGCCCGATGGGCGCATCCCGATCGGCCGCCTGGGAAGAACCTACCCCCGGGGGGAGGGCACGCCGACGCCGGCCGCGGTCGGCCTCGGCGTGCCTGGCGTCGACGAACGCCTTCAGCTCCTCGCTGTGGCGCTTCAGGAGGTCTCGCAGTTCTGGCGAGCAGTGGCACCCCTTGTTGAAGTGCACAAACTTCCGGCCGTCCGCCAATGTCCAGACGAAGCCGCCCGCAGCCCGCAGCCGATTCCACACCTTCTCGCCGACCGTCACCATAGCTCGAAGTCCTCCGGTTCGTCGCCGTAATCAACATCACTTTCAGAATCTCCCCCTATTCTCTCCCCTTTAACGGAAGAAAAGTCCGAATGCGCCTGCGCGCGCGCGTATGGTGGGTTAGGTGGATTTGGTGGGTTGTTTTCGAAAAAGTCCCCCGCGTGTGCGCATTCCGTAGAGACTTTTCCCGAATCTAACCCTCCAAACCCACCGAATCCACCGGAATCAGGGCCAAAAACCAGGTTCCCCTGGGTGGTTAGCCCCGTAAATTCGTATCGAGTGCGGCCCTCGATCGTGCCAGACGTCCAGCTGAAGAGGGTGGAGAACTCGCGCTCGAGCTTCTTGATGGCCTTGCCAATGCGCCTGGCGCCGTAGATCTTCTTGGTGTTGTCGTCGCTTTCGTCGTCTCCGAAGCGCTTGATGATGGCGTCCGACATATCCGATGCCGTGAAGCGCATCGAGCCGACCGGCTCCTGGGCACGCAGCACGGCGACGATTTCCTTTGCGACGGTGTCATTGAGGAGCGGCAGCAGGGCCTTGTCGAGCTCTGCCGCCTCCATCGCCGCGACTGCGCCCATCTCATCGCCGAAGGCACGCCCGCAGCGGACAGCGAACACGCCATAGTCCGGATGGCGCCTGTTGATGGACGTGTCCACCGGCTTGTCGTCGGCCAGCGCAGCCATGAGCGTCCGGACGAGCCATGTCATGTACTGGTTCCGGTGCTCGTCGATGTCTTTCCGCAGCTCGTCGCCGACGGAGACCTTGCGGCCGCTGCCGATCCGCGCCGTGATGATACGGTCCGGCAGACCTCCGCCCTCGGTCGTGAAGATCGGATTGTTAGACGTCACGCCCATGTAGGCATTGGCCGACAGCGTGACGAGCGTCGAAGTCTTGTAAAGTTCGCGGCGCTTGGCCGAGCCGTTCGTCGCGGCCGTCTGGAAAGCATTCTCGGCCCACTTAATCTTCGAGTCGTAGTTGTCGAAGATCTCAAAGCGCCCGCGGTCCTCGATAATCCAGAACGCGTCGAGTCCCTTGTCGGTCGGGTCTATATCGTTGACCGTATCGTCGGGCTTGCCGTCCTCGCGCATTCCGAGGAACTGCTTCATGCCCTGCAGCAGCCGCGTCTTTCCGGAGCCCTTCGGCCCAGTCACGAGCAAGATCGGCTTATTCGCATGGCATGCGAAAAGATTGAGCCACCACAGCCGGCAGTTCATCCGATCGGTTTCCTTCTCGAGCGCCGCGAGCTTGAAGAGCATCGAGTCCTTGAACGGATCCACGCCCGGGCCTTCCTCGACGCTCCAGGGCGCAAGCGTCGCGCCACGAATGAACAGCACATCGTCGGTACCGTTCGGAACGAGCTCGAACTTCCCGCCGGTGACTTTGCACACCTGCGAGTCGCCATTGGAGATGTAGATCGCGCCACCGCGCCGGTCCCATTCTTTAGACGGCACGACGCGCGGCGTAATTGCCGCATCGAGCGCCATGTCGTCGATTAGCGAGACCATGTACTTGAAGAGCTTGTCTTCGCGGTTCACATCCGCGATCGTCGCGAGAAACGACGAAAACTCGTTCGAGTGCAGCAGATAGAGGACGCCCTGCGCCGAGTCGAAGAATAGCGAGGTCTCGTAGCAGGGGTTGTTCATGTCCGCGAAAAACTTGCCGCGAGACCTGAGCCACGCCAGCGTTATCGACGAGACGAGCGCAAGCCGTACCGGCCCGGAAACCTTGAACGTGTGGTCGAAGCTCGAGCAGCATCCGAACGCCAGGCCGAAGAACTGCGTCAGCTCGCCCTCCATCGCGGAGTACTTCGCGTCCTTCACGAACTTGCCCTTCGTCTCGTCGTCGTTGTCGCTCTTCTTCCAGCCCTCGAACCTGAAGTGGTTTACGCCGATTTCAAACCGCGCGATCTTCCCGGCATTGATTTGGTAATCCACCAAAAACCAACGCTCCTTTTCAAAGGGGGAGAGGGGGGACGGGCGGCCAAAGCGACCGGCGGCGGAAAATTCCTCGGCATCAGAGGATGCGGTGTTGCGCGCCGCTTTTCCGGCGCGCTCGGTGCCGTCCCCAGAGGATATGGAGTTGCGCGCCGCTTTTCCGGCGCGCGGAAGGTCGTCCAAGTCGGCGTCGCCGAACTGCCAATTCTCCGGCCACTGGCCAAAGGCCTTGATCGCTTCCTGGAACGCCGACTTGTCGACCTTCTTTCCCGCGGCCTCCATCGCCTCCGCCCAGTCCGTGAAGTCCTTGCAGTGCACCGTCGCACCGTCCGCGCCTGCGACGTCCGGGACGCATATCTTGACGATCTTGCCCTCGTAGCCGTCGCCCCGCAGGCAGCGCTCGACGAGACACGCATGCTTCTGGCCGACGGCGAACGTCTTCTCCTCGCCGGTCTTCTCGTCGACCTTCTTCTCCGGATCCTTGTCGGCCACAATCAAAATCTTCGGAACGCCCTCGAAGTACTTCCCCCAGCCGCGCTCCCACTTGCCAGCGCCTCCGCTGTTGCACGTGGCGCAGCATCCTATCAGCTTCTCGACCGTCAGGACGTCCTTCTCGCCCTCGACGACGACGACATTCTTCCCGGCTTTTCCCGCGGCGAGGATCTTCGGCAGATGGAAGGGCACACGCTCGACGCCGGCCGATTTCACGCCCCAGGTCCAGCCGTACTTGCTCTTCGGATCCGGGTGCATCTGCACGAATGTCTTCTTCCCGTCGGCCATGACGCGCCGCTCGACGCGATAGATCGCCTTGCCCTCCGCGTCCTGGTAATCGTATTCCGCGACCTTCTTGCCGTAGTCGCGCTTCTTCTTCGGCGCCTTGAAGCTCGGCAGCGGCGCGTCGTCGGCCTTCGCCGACTTCTTCTTCCCCGGCTCGCGGCCACGGCGAGGACTGTCCTTCATCAAATCGCTCATCTTCAGCCCCATCGCGCCGACGATCGACTCAGGCGAACAGCCGGCGTGACAGTGCACGAGGATTCCGCCGTTGTCGCCCACCGTGACGGACATCGATGGATTCGAATCATCATGCGCCGGGCAGCACGCGGACCACTTGCCCGCGCCCGTCTCGACCACGCCCTGGAGCTGCGAAAGGAAATCCTCGATCGTCATCTGCAGCAGCTCCCCTCAAATTGTATGGCGGCGTATCGCCCCGCCCTGGTGCGAATCCCAAACCGTTGCACGACGTACGTATCGCGCCAAACCCGGGCGCGCGCCACGAATCGCGCCGGCCACGTCGCACTCGGCCGAAGGACCTCTTCGGCTTTGATGGTCTCGTGGCGTCTTGTTCCTGCAGCAAAAATCATTTGACAGCTCTCCCCGCCGTCGCCACGTCCACCGCATCCGCCTCCACGACGGCGCTCACAAGCCGGTCGTGTCCGTCGGGACATTTGAGAAGGGCGGTCTCGCGGTCCATGATGACGCGCACAGGAACGCGCAGCACCTCTCGCACGTCCACAAGCGTGACGGCCGCCGCCGAGCGCTTGATGCACGTCACGACGCGCTGCGGCGCTCCCTGGATAGTCGGCGTCGCAAAGTACGCCTTGCCTACTGAAAATGCAAACATGTCACGCCACCTCTGCTTTCTTTTCTGTCTCCGTGTCGCTCTTCTTGGATGTCTCGCCCGCCTCTACGGCGGCGAGCACTGCGCTCGATCGGAAGAGGAGCGTCGAGTTCCGCGAGTCGCCGAACTTCCGGACGTCGGCCGGATGGCGGACCATGAAAGCCCGCAGCCAGTTTTCTGGCACGTTCGCGACATCGCGCTGTATGTCTTCCATTCGTCCCCACGCTATCATTTCAGACCTCCTTGTGTTTTAAGAATTTTCTCCCCGGCATCCCCTTTGGCCGTTCGGAGGTTTTTGGTGTTCCGCTGTTAAATCCTTTTGACCGCGACCTTCTGCGGATCGTACACGGCATCGATGCGCGCGTGGATCCACGCCTTCTTCGACCATTCCTCGATCGCTTTCGCCGGCGTCTCCGCGACGACCGTCTCCGTGTATCGATACTCGCGCCCGTTTTCGAGCTGCGCCCACGAAATATGCCACGGTCTCATCTTCCTACTCCGCGATAGTGTTCAGCCGCGAGAGCACCGTGTCGAAGTCCTCGCCGACCTCGAGCACAATGGCGTCGCCGCTGTGTCCGTCCATCCATATCTCCGTGGTCCCCGCCTCTGCGTCGGCCACCTGGATGAACCTCACGCGATCAATGTTGACCGCGATCTTCTTGCCCTTGCGGACTGCGTCCGTGAACATCCTGAATTTCATTTCTCACCTCCTGTAAAAACTGGCGCCATGCGCAAAGTTGGCCCCTCCTCTTCAAGTCTGTCGACGAGGTCTTTCAGTACCTTGTAGACATCATGGAAGCAGTCGGCGGGGACGGTCTCGTTCGCGAGGCCCTCCTCGGAAGCGATAGGTCTATAGAGTCTTCCGAGCGCGTACTTTGCGTTCTCGATCGCCGTCAGCGTGACGGGATGCAGCTCGACGGCACTAGGCCTTGTCGAAAGTTCGCAGCGCAAGTCGTTGATTTCCTTCGCCTGACACTGGCATTCCTTCTCGAGCTTTTCGTTTTCCGCTCTCAGCTTTTCGCAATCCTCGTCGGCACCGACGAAGCGGTCCACTATATCGAGTATCGCCACAAGGCTGCCGAGCGAAATTTCGACCTTGATGTTGCTGTAGGCATTCGTCCTCATCTCACACCTCCTGGACTGTTGCGGGTGAAGTTGCCGGCGCGAGTTCTCTCACCATCGGCGTGCCAGTCGCGAGCGGAACAGGCACGATCTGCGCCGCGCCGTCGACTGGCAACTGCCGGTCGATCCAGTTCTCGAGCACAAGCGCCGCCTGGTGCTTGATGTGTCGCCGCTCGCCGTCGGCAATCACCTTCAGCTTCGCCCAGCGCTCGTCGTCGATTTCGAGGTTGATGATCTTCATGGTTGTGTGTCCTCCTGGTTGTTATCAATGGCGCGTTCCCCTTGAAAGTGCCGCACGGCGATGAAGTGTGCGCACACCTTCGGATAATATAAAAATCGAGAACCGGCCACGCGTTCCTTGAAAATGTGCGCACACCCTACGGCCAAGAGAAATCGAGCGACTCTCTGCCACAAATTTTTCGGGCGTGGTTCCGGACGCCTGTGCGACGTGGTTGATTTTCTTTGTTTCGAGTTTTATCGTCTGCATGAACACCTCCTCAGCTGTTGACTTCCGATTGCTTCACGATCTCGGTCTCGATGTCAAGCTGCGCTTTGAATTTCGGCGCGACCTTTCCTTCGAGCGTAAGGATGCCGTGCGCTTTGGCAACGCTGTCGATGCCGAGCCAGATGACGTCGGTCATCGTCATGTGCAGGTGCTTCGCCAAGAATACGGCAACTGCTTTCCTGAAAGGTTCGACATAGATTCCCATGCGCACCTTTCCCTTTTTGTGTTTGCCTTTTCTCGATGCCATAGTAGCGTTCCTTTGCTGCGTTTCACTTGACCCTTTGCCGGTTGACGGTTGGAATAATACCAAAAATGTGCGCACACTGTCAACTACCCCTTGAATATTTTTTTTTAACTGTGCGATATTTAATGCGCGGGCGCGTGTTATAATGCCCTCATGAAGAAAATCACACTAACAATCATGGCGGCGCTCGCGCTTGTGTTCACCGTCGCGGCTGCACAATGCGCGGCGACTACGAAGAAGGGGAAACAGTGCAGCCGTCAGGCCGAGCCGGGCTCCGCGTATTGCTGGCAGCATAAGAAGTGATTCCCGTGCCGGAGCTTCTCGCGACAATCGCATGGCCACTACTGGCAGACATCATGCCAGAGGATGCTGCTGTTGGTCTTTGGATCCTCGTCGGGGTTATATTTTTCATAATCATCCTCTACGTGATTCTCAAGTCGGCGTCGGATAGCCGGGAACAGGCCAACATGTCGACAATGGCGAGTAGCGCGTATCGTCGGTGGCTTCAGGCAGTCAAGGCGAACGGTGGCGAGATTCCGGAATATAGAAGTCCGATTTCGCTCGAGCCGGGCGAGGAGTGTCTTTTCTTCAGCGCGAACACGGTCCTCATGGAGCCGCGCGCGATTCGTTCCGGGAACTATGGCGGCGCGTCGGTAAGAGTCGCCCGCGGCATTTCGCTCCATACCGGCGGCTTCGGGTCCGAGTCGCACGACGAGTTCAGGAGGGTGGACCGCGGCACGTTCTGCATCACGAACAGGCGGGTCGTGTTTTCCGGATCGATGCAGACGCGCGTGATTAAGGTGTCGGACATCGTATCGCTTCAGTCGTCGCCGCTTGTCCTGGCATTGAACTCGGCGAAGCTGAAGAGGGCCGTCGTCTTCGAGGGCGCCAACGGTCTGATCTCGAGAGACATCATCAACGCAGTCCGTAATCAAGATCCGGAAAGCGAAGAAGAGCCGCCGACGGCGAACGCCGAGCCCGAATACGCGACCCAGGCGCAAATCAACTACATCGAGTCACTCGGCGGACATGCCCCGTCCGGAATGACAAAAAGCGAGGCGTCGCAGCTGCTCGACACGCTCATCGAGCGCAGGCGGATCGAGGAACAGCGGGAACGCGCCGCCGAACGCGTCGCCCGGTCGCGGGAGAAGGAAGAGGGCGAACTGACAAACCTCGCCGCGGCGATGGCCGACCCGAACTACAAGCCGCGCTGCCGCCGGACGAAGCGCACGCGAGACCTGAGCGAATTTCAGCATTTACTAAGCGCCATATTTGCGGATGGCGTAATCGAACCGTCCGAAGCCGTGCAGATCCAGGAGTGGCTCGTCGCGCACAAAGTCAAGGAAGACGACTTCGCCTTCGCGCTGAAGCTGCTGCCGGCAGTGATAGACGGAACGGCCACTGAGTCAATGTCGGAATCGGTGTACAACAGTCTCCTGGACTGCCTTCAGGAACTTCGCAACCGACCGATCGTATAAACAGGAAATCCCGTGACCAATGTGTGCCCACAAAAAATTCCTCACATGGCGGCAAGTCCGAAAAACCCCCACTTGCGCGAACTTGAGCTCTGCTCGTCAAGGTTCGAGTCCCGCCCCGAGCACCATCTTCCCAGAACTGCAAAATATGGGCGAGATGGAGTTTCAGGTGGTTTTTGGTGTGTCCGCTTTGTGACCAAATCCGAAAGGAGCAAATCATGAAGCTGACGAAGAGAGGGAAGATCTGGTGGATCGATTATCGCGCAGGCGGTAAAAGACACCGGCAATCGACCGGAACGGCCGACAAAGCCGTCGCCCGGGCATTCATGGAGCAGATCGACGTTGCGAGGCGCATGCCGTCATTTGAGGCAGCCGTCGCAGTTCTCCGGCAATTCTACCCAGAAGAAGCGCCCCAGGGAATGTTGCCGCTTTCCGGCATCTGGGAAACGTACACGCGACTCGCCGCAGCCGTCGGAAAGGACAAGCTCTCGCACGATACCCTGCGCGGCCGGAGGAACCACGTCGAGCGGCTGATCGCGTGGATCTCCGAGAAACGCGCGACAATCAAATTCGCCGAACACGTCACCGGCCCGATCGCCGCCGGCTTCGCCGAGTATCTCGGGAAAGACCTCAAGCTCAAGACGAAGACGCGCCGGAATATCATCGGAGACCTCTCGACCGTCTGGAACACGCTCGAGAAGGCGTCTGCAGACGTCCACAATCCCTGGCTGCATCTCGCGCCGCCTGACACTGACGGACGCCGCGGGATGGCATTCGAGCGCGACCAGGAACGCGCCGTGCTCGAAGCCGCGAAGAAGGTCGGCAAGGATTGGTGGCCGATCTGCGCGATCATGCAGGGGACCGGGCTTCGCTATGGCGACGTCGCGATGATGGAATGGAGCGAGATCCAGGGCGACGTCATCCGCCTGAAGCCAAACAAAACGCGCCGGCACGGAATCTCCGTCGCGATCCCGATCGTCGGAGCCGTGCGCGAGGCGCTGGACTCCCTCGTGCGCCGCGGCGATTTTCTCTTCCCGCTGCACGCGGAATACTACCAGAACAAAAAGTCACGCAGCCAGAAGGACGCCGGGCTCGCTTTTCGCGAAGTCCTTGACCTTGCCGGCATCACGGGAGAAGGGTACTCGATCCACTCCTGGCGCCACACGGCCGCGACACGTCTCGCGGAGGCGGGCGCCGACATCGAGACGCGGAAGCGCATCCTCGGCCACACGGAGGACATCACGGCGCGGCGCTACGACCACGACGAGCATCTGGACGAGACGCGCGCCGCCCTGCAGCACATGCTGGCAAGCTGACAAAAAGGCCCCGCGGCGGAGGACAAGTCGCCGCGGGGCCGGGGGTGGGGAGAGTGTCTGTGCGTCACTGCGGATTGCACGCGCCGGTCGTGCAGACGCCGTCGACGCATGTCGTGCAGATGGATCCGTCGGAGATCTGCGTCGAGCCGTCCGAGAGCTTCGTCACCGTCGCCTTGCCGGCGTCGCCGCCTCCGGAGACGAACGACTGAAACGCATCCATCCCGACGAGCTTCACGAGCTCAGTCGCGGCGTTTGGCTTGATGACGTCGAGGACTGTGATTCCCTTCGGCGCTTCCGCGTTGATTTTTGCGATCGACGGCGCGACGTCCTTGAACGCCTCGCAGATTGACGCGACGACCGCCGCGGCGTTCACGGTCGAATTGGTGCCGACAATCATCAGGTCGAGCTCGTGCGTCTTCGTGGAAGGCGAGAGCCAGGCCGTGTCTTCGCGGTAGTGCGCGACGAATGCCTCGCGCTCGCCCGGGATCGAGGTGATGCGGCCCATGCCGATCGCAAGTTGCTCTGAGTAGCCATTAACATACATGCCCTTGAGCTCGATGTCGCGGAGCTTGGATGGCGACTGGCAGCCGGCGAGCGCGGCGGCGGCGATTGCGATGATGATGATGAGTTTCTTCATTTTTCGATTTCTCCTATGAGGGTTTTCCCGTTGATGACGAGCGCACCGTGCGCCCGCGCAAATTCCTGATCGGCCGCGCCGTGGCTCTTCCAGGCAGCGCCGCCGGCGACGCGCAAGGCCCAGTACTCCGTGTTGTACCTAAGCGCCGAGAGGCCGACCATCCGGCAGATCTCGCGGAAGATCATGTCGGCCGTCTCGCGATCGCAGACGTGAGCGGCGTAGAGCCAGTCGTGGGCGAGCGCTGCGGCGACGCGCGGCACTTCCATCGGATGTCCGCAAAGCCGCCAGAGGAGGCGCGGCACGCTGCAGCCGTCGAAAGAGAAGCCGACCTTGACGCACACGCTGAATACGCGGCCGTCCGGAAGGATGCCGTCGACTCTCCATTCGACGGAGACGACATGCTTCCCCGTGGCCGGATCGCCGTGGTAGTCCGGCATCCTGATGCCCTCGACTGCACGCACGAGGCCCATCAGCTCCCTCCCTTGCAGAATAGTGTGATGAGCCAGGTGACGACGGACGCGACGATCGCGCCCACGACGCCGTAGATAGATGACCTGACCGACTCCTTGCCGACGATCTGGTAGAGGGTCTTCTGTATTGTGTCGACCTTGACCTTGATCTCGTCGATCTCCTCCTTGCGGGTCTCGTCGTGAGTCTCGAGACGGGTGAGCGTGATCTTGATCTCGTCGAGCGTCTCGAAGACGCGCAAGAACTTCCCGGAGGTGGAGTTGCCTGGTGCGGATTTGATTTTCATGTCGCTCATTCGTCGATTCTTCCGTCAGTTCGTGTTGTTGGTGCCGTTTGCGGCGTCGCGCCGGCGCTGCAGAAGGGCTGCGACATCGGGCGGGAGGTGCGTGCGTTCCCACTCCGCCTGGCGCGCTTCCGCTGCGGCCTTCGCCTTTGCTGCGGCTTCCGGATCCTTGAGCGCGACGCGCGTCGCCGCGTTCGTCCAGACAAAGCCGTCTTCGTAGAGCTGCACGAGGCACTGGCCGCCGTTGCCGTCGTCGAGAAGATACTGGCCCATCCGCTTGCCGTGCCAGGTGACGCGGCCGTGATCGGTTTCCTGCTCTCGGTGATACTTGCGGTTCATGAGCCCAAGCGCCTGCTGCAGATCCGCGGCCGTCCAGGTGTTCGTCGAGCCATCCTCGAAGAGCGTCTCGGCGACGATCGGCGTAGCGTTCGTGGTGGGATCGTCTGCGAATAGCAGGCTCGCGCAAATACAGATGACTATGGTGATGAGCGATTTCTTCATGGCGTTATCTCCAGTTTGGGCATTGAGTTGATGAATCCGGCGGCGCGGCCAGCGTCCGTGTCGTCGATGATGAATCCCTGAAGCTCGAAGACGCCGTTCGTGTGCACCGGAGACGGCGGAACGTAGTCCACATAAATCATATAATCGAAGTTCGTCGCGTTCATGATCGCGTAGTCCGCCGGAAGCTGCGCGAACGTGCGGCGCGGCGTGAGTTCGAGCCAGTCGGTCGCGTTCGTGCGTCCATGCTCGCGCGCGTAGACGAGGACGTCGGACGTCGAGAGGTCGAAGCCCGCGTAGTTCGTCGCGTTGCTGATGGACACATGGAACACGTCGTTCGTGGCGTATGTTCCCGCGTCGGCGACAAAGCGGTCGAAGAGGATCGACACCTTTTGCGCGATGATAGTGCAAGATATTGCGAGGACGGCGATGGCGACGAGTTCGCGTGGCCTGTCGCCCATTCGCCTCCAGACGGTGACGGCTCCCCACGCGAACGCAAGGCCAAGCCCCAAAAGAAGCAAGACCGTGAGCGCCGTCTGGGAGACGATGTTGAAGTCTTCGCCGTTCATTGTCTTACGAACTCCAGCTTGTTGCCGTTTAGTGTTGGCATGTATGTCTGGCCGTTGAAGTAGATCCCGCCGGTGAGCTCGGTCTTCGCGGAGTTCTTGACCTTCGCCACACCTTCGACAAGATACTCGAAATAGAAAAACGCCTGCGGCTCTGAGCAGGTGACGGTGGCGACATACGCGCCGGTAGTTCCGCTCCAGCTGACCGTGCACCAGGGGCACGAGAAGCCGTTCTCGTCCTCCTTGACCCATTCGGCGTCGACGAGGTTCTTCGTCGCGCGGATGTAGGGGTGCGCGTTCGCGACGATGTTGACCGGAATCGTCACCGTGTTGCCGGAGCGGGTGATGCCGTCAGCATTGACGCCGATCAAGTAGCTGTCCGTCTTTTCGATCGAGAAGAGCTCGGTGCCGTCGGATGCCGAGACGCGGAAGAACGAGTTCGTGGTCGCTCCGGTCGTGAGGCCGTTCGACGCAAGCACCCACACCGCGCCTGCAGATGTGATGACCTTCTCGTACTCGAAGCCGCCGGCAATCACCGTCTCGGGCGTGGAGATCCAGGTGACGCCCGCCGGCGCCTCCTGGCCCATTCCGGATGTCGTGCCGCTCCAGGCGCGCGGCGCCCGCGTCTCGATGGCCGCGTCGGTGTATTGCATGGCGTTTGTAAGCGTCATCCCATGCCGGCGTGTCTCGTCCCAATAGGTGACATACTGGCCGGACTCCGGATCGAGGTGCTGCAACTTCATCGCCGGCGTCTGCGTTGCGCTGTTGTAGTTCGTCACGACGAGGACCACATTCGTGCCAGCGACGAGACGGTAGACATCTGCCGGCGTCGCATAGCCGGCGAGATCGGAAGACAGCGCGATTTCGCCAACATCGGTGTCGGCGAGACACGGGAGCGCCGCGGCGACGGCGAAGATAAGGGCGAATCGCTTCATGGTTTAGTTCCTGAGGAAGAGGTGGGGCTTGCCGTCCACGGTTTTGATGTAGTACCCGCCGAGCTCGACCGCGGCGCTCGATGTCGTCATGGCGGTGCCGTTGACCTTGAGCTGCGACGGCTTCAGCGCCGTCGGGTCGGTTTCGGTGTAGGACGTGAGCGGCGTGATGGAGGCGCTTCCGAGGGTGATCGTGCCGCTCTCGATCTTCGCGTCGGTGATGCCGTAGCCGGAAATGGTCGTCGGCTTCGAGCCGATTTCGCTGAAGTTGTAGGACGGCTTAGAGGACGCCTTCGCCCAGGACGGCACCGTCGGGTCGCTTTCGGTGAAAGACGTCAGCCACGGCGCGTTCGTGATCGCGGTGTAGGGCCACGAGCTTGGGATGTCGGAGATATACGCCAGAGCGCCGGAACGGTCATCCACGAACGGGATCCACGCCATGCCGGTGCCGTATGAAATAAACAGCGAGGATCCGTCTCGCCTCATCTGAATGCCATCGACTGTCAGCGTGCCGTTTTGCTTGATGCCGAGCGAAGAGACGGATCCACCGCTGATCGGCAAGTATCCCTGCGCCGTGTAGTTCGTCGCGTTGACGTAGGCGCTCGCTGCCGTGGACTGCGCCGCGGCGACTGCCGTCGTGAGGTTGTTCGTCGCGGTCTCGAGCGCGGAGGCGCGCGTCTGCAGCGCGGTGACGTCGCCGGTCGACGCCTTCCCGGAGAGGGCGCTGTCGACTGTCGCGGCGTTGTAGACCGTGACGGCGTTCGCGGTTCCCGAGTTGTTCTTGATCGTGACGGTCGCCTTGCCGGCGTTCGCGCCCGTCAGGTTCTCGACAGCCGCGACGTCCTCGATGTTGGACGCGGTGATGAGCGCGCCGACGTCCGTGTCGGCTGCTATTGCGGCGAGCGCAACGGACGCCGCGACGATTGTGAGTAGTTTCTTCATGTTAGTCTTCCTTCTTGATTAGGCGGTATTGTTTCTGTCCGTTGGCCGTCTCGCACTCGCGGATGACCAAATTGACGTTGGCGTAGACGGGCCGCACGACGAGGTTCGTCGCGCCTGCGCCCGTGTTGATCGTGACGGTCTTCTCGGCGTCGGCCTTCGACGCGATCGCCTGGGCGGCCGCGGCTGCGACGGCGTTCGTCGCGGACGTCACGAGGTTCGTCGCGGCGACGGCGTTTTTGCCGTCCTGCCGGTCGACGTATTCCTTCGTCGCCGTGATGGCGCACGCGGCGAGCGGCAGAAGCGCCGCGGCGCATGCTATGAGCTTAGACCGCGTCATCGGGATCTTCCTCCCCCATTGTCGGCTCCGGAGTGCCGTCGACGAACTCGCCGTCGACGAGGATGTAGTCGCCGATCCAGCTCGCGCCCCAGCCGATCTCGGCGTCGTACTCCATGACCTGCTTGACGTAGTGCTGGACGTCTCCGACCATCTGCGACTTGAGGTAGACTTCGTCGCCCTTGACGACGTAGTTCCTCATCGGGTCGCCCGGCTGCGCGTCGGGCGTTCCCGGGTCGATTCGGAGGTTGCCGATGCCGAGCGTGTACGGGAAGGTGGTCCCGTTGTCGCGCTGGATTGTCGCGACCGCCTTGAACCCGCGGCGCGTCACGCCGTAGCAGGTGAAGTTCGCCGCGGCGAAGAGGACGTGCCATTCGCTGCCGACCTTCTCGGCGGGCGCCGTGACGGGTATGCCGTCGGGAAGGGTGAGCGAGACCGCGACGCCTGCGACGGTGCCGCCTCCGAGGGCCGCGGGTATGCCGCAAAGCTCCGCGAGGACGGACGAGCCGGAATAGCCGACTAAAGGCCCGGCGGGCCAGAGCGGGTTTTCCGCGATCTGATGTGTGAGGTCTATCTTCATTGACGTCTCCTCTCTTATAGGTTCGGGTCTCTGAGGTTCTTGAACTTCCAGAGGGTTTTCATGAGCTGGTTCTGGTGGCCGTCGACGCGGATCCCGGAGTTTGTGTAGGCGGGGTTGGCGGTCGCGGAGACATCCACGTACCAGGTGCCGTAGGCGTGTGCCATGTAGTTTGTCGCCGAGTAGGTGATTGTCCAGTGGTTCGTGCCCTGGTCCGTCACGTAGTTGAACCCGGCGAGGTCGCCTTCCTGCCAGCCGTTCGAGAAGTCGAAGTCCGCGTCTATCCACGCAGGGGCGCCGCCGGCGTCGATGTGCCTCCGGAGGGTGACGACCGCGTTCGCGTTCGCGAGTGCCGCGTTGAAGGCGCGGATCTCCGCGGCGATGAACTGCGCACGGGCTCCGAGGCCCGTCGTGATCTCTCGGCCCGCCATCGTCTTGAAGTGCTTCTTCACCTCTTTGTCCAGGTCGCGGAGCGCGAGAAGGCGGTCGCCGCGCGAGTTGTCGAGACCGACGGAGTCCTTCACCTCGCACTGGTAGCGGAAGGCGCGCGTGTCCTCGTTCGTGACGCCTATCTGCCCATGCCACGGCATCACGGGCTCGGCGTCCTTTTGCGCGGCCCAGTAGTCGTTCGACTGCGCGAGCCGCAGCTCGATCGTCGGCATGGTGATCGACTTGATGTAGTTGTCGCGCCACAGGCGCGCTTCGAGGTTCGAGACCGCGACTTCCGTCATCTCGTCGGGATAGCCCGCGGGGACGTCGCGTTTCATTAGCTTGTATTCTTCGGTCGCGTTGTTCGCGAGGGTCGTGACGTCGCGGGCGTCTTTCGAGTCTACGCGGTCGAGGAAAAACACGTCGTCGATTTCGGTGTCCGGAACAGTGAAGGTCGCGAACGACGACTCGCCGACGGGGAAGTTCCTGACGTCGCCCGACGAGTACCAGACGTCGATCGACGCGACCACGGCGCCTAAGCTGCCGAAGGTGAGGTTTACGCGGATCTTCTTCACGCCCGCGGGCATGGGGTTGACATAGCGCTGAATCGCCACGTCGATTGCGTCGAATATCGTGTGGTCAGCGATGTCGAAGGTGCCATAGACGGGCGACCACTGCGTCCCCACGTCGGACCTCGAGAGGTGGACGATGGTCCGTGCGGTCGGGTAGGAGGACGTCAGGCGATTCGTGTGCATCGTTGTCGATTCGCTATCCAGCGCCCAGGACGCGTAGGAGAGAGACAAGCTCGGCTTGTGCCAGGTGACATACGCCTCAGCGATTGCGTCGTCTTCGATTTTGATGTGAAGGGGAATTGACCCCGTGTAGAAGCGCTGCGCGGTGGCGTAGAACTCCCAGAGGGGAAGGTAATCCTCGCGCTCGCGGACGCGGTAGGTGATCTCAAGCTGCCGCTCGAGCTGCGCGATGATGGCGAGGCGCTTCCAGTCGAGGCGCGTCGTCATGTTCCGCCAGTGATTGAAGTCGTCGGCCGCGAAGATTTCGGTCTTCGCTGCGAAGATTCCGTACTCGAACTCGACCTCCTTCGACGAGTTCGGGGCGGTTGCGTAGGCGCTCAGGACTGTCTCTCCGCCAGGGTTGGTGTGTATGGAGTAATTCCAGTTCCCGTTCTGGACGTAGATGTCGTAGTAGTAGTTGGAGGTGACCGTCCCCCAGCTCGCGAAGTAGTCCTCATTGTCGAAATCGTCCCAGTCGGGGTTGCACTGGTATCGGTCGAGGCGACGACCGTCGACCATCCAGAAGTCGTTCGTCACCTTCGGCGGGTCGAAGTAGCTGAAGCCGGGGTCGACCTTCAGTATCTCCTCCATGACGGCGTTCGTCGCGACCGGGGTCTTGCGAAGCCATTCCTCGAGGTCTATGCCCGCCCCGTCGCCCGAGCCGCCGAGCACATCACTCCCCCAGAGGTCGTCGACATGCTCTGCCATCATCCAGCGCCGGATATGCGGGCGCGCGTACTCGAGGTTGAAGGCGACGAAGTCCTCGTAGTTCGACTGGAAGAGGTGTGGATCGTATTCATACGCCGAGTATGGCGCAAAGACCCGCTGCCATGTGTCGGTATCCTGGGTCAGGAAGGGGAGTCTCGCCGTCCACGTCTTCGAGATGGGCGGCTCCGGGTCTCCGAAGATTTCCTCGGCCTGCCGAGACGTCCAGGCAATCGGGACCGGCTCGTACTCGCGGAAGCGAAGCCCATCCGAGTTGATATACCCATTGAGCGCGGATCCCGCGATGCCTGCGTGCATGGCGTTTGTCTTGTACGTGTAGATGCCGCCCGGGCCGGGTTCCCAGGTTTCGTAGACGTAGCCGTTCGCGAGCGTCTCCTCGATCGGATTGCGGAGACGCGAGCCGTACCAGTCCGAGCCGTAGTAGTTGATCGCGGTCGCGAAGATCCTCTTCGAGTCCCGCACGGTCTCGCGCAGCGGATACTTCAGCTCGGCGTCGCCGGCGGCGAGGTCTTCAGGCAGCCACCCATACGGCAGCGCGACGCGCTCCCAGAGGCCATCGATCATCGAGGCGACCGCGCCGACGAGGTTCGTCGTGACGCGCATATACTCAGTCGAGCCGCTGCCGTCGGTGAATGTGCCGTAGGGGATGTACTGGGAAGAGACCGAGACGGCCGCGCCCGCCGGCGCGTCTGCGAACGTGCCGTTCTTTTCCGTCATGATTGCGGCGAAGAGTAGCGCGGCGAGTACCATCAGATCTGCTCCTCCAGCTGGAAGGTGGGTATGGCGCGGAGATCCACGACGACGCGCTTGTTCGCGTCGAGTACGAAGAGCGGGACGATTTCATACGCTTCGTCGATCTGCGCGGCCGAGAGGTTAGAGTAGGCGTTCTCGCCGGTGTAGGTGACAACGGTCGCGTCCGCGGGGCTCGTGCCGGCCGTCGCGGGGATTTTCAAGGCGACTATGCAGTCTGCGCCGCCGAAGTCCTCTTCGTCCGCGATGAGGTACGTCTTGCCGCCTACCTGGAAATAGCAGTACTCAAAACCGGAGACGCGGCCGTCGTCGTCGGTGACTGGGTTGAAGGGCCCGATGTAGACTTTCGACGCGGGGAGGCGGTCTTTCCTGAGACGGATTACGGGGTGGTCTGGCTGCGTGCGGTCGATCGTGAGGACGCCGTTCTTTGGATCGACGTCCAGGTCTCCCTTCATGTTGTCGACATACGCCGAGAGCCAGTTCCACGTTTCGACAAAGAATCTAAACACGGTCCCGCAGAGGAGCCGTCCGTGCTTTAGCTTCTGTATCGTCGGTGGTCTCGCCATTTCTTCTACTCCCCGGTGCCATCGTCGTATGTTCTCTGGTCTTCGGCCGAAAAGAGCGACGCGAAGCTCTCGCTCGCGCTGAGAGAAATGCGCGTATCCTGCTCATTGACGCTCACGACTACGGAATACGCCTCGCCCTCGTCGAGCTGCACGACGATGTCCGCCATCGGGACGTCGCCGCCGTCGACATGGTCGAACTCGCCGTCTGTTGTATCCCACTCGCTGACTTTCGTCGCGCGGGTGTAGAGCGTGTTCAGCTCCGCGGCCTTCGCTTTTGCCGCGGTCTCGGTGAGGCCGACATAGCGGTAGGTCTTCGTCGCCACCCTGGAATACTCCCAGGCCTTCGTGTAGGTCGTCGTGATGTTCAGAGTCACGTAGGTCCAGGTGCCGTAGATAGGGCGCCGGGCGTAGACGACGCGGAGGTGCGCGTCCACTACGCGGTCTACTGCCGAAGCTGATGTGAGTAGTGCCATCTTCTTTTACCCTCCTTACAGCACGACGCCCTTGTTCAGTGTCTGGGCGATTCCCTTGAGCTGGTTCTCCGCCTCCTCGACGTGCTTGCGCATGCGGTCGAGTTCGGCCTTTTCCTTCTTGGCCTCTTCCTGTGCGAGAAGCATGCGCCGGGTCGCTTCGTCGCGTGCGCTGAGGCGCGCGGTGCGCCAGTCGGCGCGGCGCTGCAGACGCGCGGCGTCGCGCGAGAAGCGCGCCTGCGCTTTCGCCTCTTCCTTCTCTTCCTGCATCTTCGCCTTCATCGCCTCGGGCGACTTGTAGAGCGCCCAGGCGTTCGCCTTGCCCTGCTCTGCCGCGGCGACTGCCGCCTGCTGCCGGTTGAAGGCACCCCGGAGCCCGCCGAGGTTCTCACGAATGTCGCCTTGTGCGCCTTCGAGCGCGGCGCGTTTTGCCGCGGCTTCCTTCTGCGCGACTTCGGCTGCAGCGGCTTCCTTCTGTGCGCGGACGAGATCGGCGTAGGTCTGCTTCGCCTGGACCACCGCGGCAGATGCGTCATTGAGCGCGGCGGCCTGCGCGAGCGCCGCCTGCTTCTGCTTCTCGTTCGCGACGGCGACTTCGGTCTCCGCGGCGATTCGCTTCTGCTGCGCGTCGAAGAGCGCCTGCTCCGCGGCCTCGCGCTTCGCGGTGAGCTGCTTCCGGAACTGCTCGTCGCGGACATGCTGCGCGCGGCCCTCCATCTCCTGCGCTTCCGCGAGCGCCTTCTTCGCCTTCGCCTCGGCGTCCGTCGCGAGATTCAGGCGGCCCGCGGCCTGCGCCGCCTCCGCGTCTGCCTTCGCGACGGCGCGCTCGTGGTTCTCGGCGGTCGCCTTCGCGATCCGCTCCGCTATTTTGACGTCGTACTCCGCGCCGATTCCCGCCCGTGCGCCTTCGGAGGCCGCGGCCATCGCGCCGGTGCGCTCGGCCTTGAGGGCCGCGACTTCGGCGGAGTCGCCCGCCGCGGCAGTCTGGCCCTTCGCGTCCGCGACCTTGAGGTAGGACGCGGCAAGCGTCTCGAACGCGCGCGCCGTTCGCTGCGCCTCCGTCGTCGCGGACTTGAGCGACTTGTCGAGATTGTCGAGGATGCCCTGCTTCATCTTCGCGAAGTTCGCCTCTACCGCGGCGAGTGCGCGCTTCGACGCTTCGACCATAGCGTCGCACGACTTCTTCATCTTCGCCTCGACGAGCTCCCAGGCGGCGCCTATCCCAGCGACCACCGCGCCGACCGGGCCGAGCGCCATGAACGCGGTCCAGACGCGCCCGAGCCCGCTGATCGCCTTGCCCATCTTGCCGGGGAGCTCCCCCATCACCGCGGAGATGCCCGCGACGGCCTGCCCCGCCCGAGACATGGACCGCGCGACGTTCGCCGTGAACGCCTTGATCTTCGGGAGCGCCGTGTCGGTGAATAGGGTTTTGACCTTCAGGTAGATTTCGTTGGCGCTCATTTCTTCTCGTTCCTTTCCTTCCTGAGCCGTTCAACGATTTCGGCGCGTGCCGCGAAGTAGTTGCCGAGCGCGTCGTTCCTCTCGCCGTCGGGGTCGAGATGACCGTCCGCGGCGATTGCGTTCGCCGTCGCCTCCTCGACTTCGCCGGCCGTCATGCTCTTCATGTCGTCGAGGGTGAGCGGGAGTCGCCGCGAGATCGCCCCGAGCATGACGCCGACCGCGGGAGATTCGCCGCGCGCGGCAGATTCGCCGCGGTCCTTCCGGGGAGGCGGGAACTCGCCGATCTTCCAGTCCGCGCCGAAGAGCGCGTAGTCGACGGCGTCCGTCAGCGTCTCGCGCGTCACTTCGCGCTCGAGCTTCCGCGCAAGGCGGAAGACTTCGTGGACGACGACTTGCGGGCGCTTCGGGTCGGGGAGCTTCTTCGCATCGCGCGAGAGCGCGAAGGCGTGCACGAACCGGAAGACCAGGTTGTCGTCCATGTCGATGAAGCGCGACACGCGCTCGGTCCAGAGGTCGTGCGCGATCGTCGGCTCGCGGAGCTCGATCGAGTCCGTGAGGTACACGGTGCGCCGGAGGTGCGCGTGCGAGAAGGGGCGGCCCGCGAGCTTGGCATGGACGGCGAGCGCGTTCAGGCGGATGATGTCGTCAAGGGTGGGCGATAGCCCCTCCTTAAGCATCCGCTCGTAGTCCTTCCTGAACGTGCTCGCGACCATTTCGTCCTCCCCGCGGCAATTACGCCGCGGACGTGTAGGCGAGCGGCTTCGTGAGAGTCGCCTTCCAGACGGGGAAGTCGGCGTCGGGGTCGTCGCAGGTGAGAGGCGACGAGATGTCCCAGCCGGATCCGGCGGTGAGCGTCGGCGCGGTCGTCGAGGTCTGGAGGACTTCGATTTCGACCTGGACGTGGCCCATGACGGCGTCGGACGCGACGGGGTCGCCGTTCACCGTGTGGTTGTTCACGTTGGCGCTCGCGTCCATCGCCACCTTCGTAAGCTCGCAGCCGGTGCCGCTGACGGTCGCGGCGGACATGACCATCGCTGCCGCCTCGTCGGGGGAGATGTCGAACGAGGGGACGTCGAACGTGCGGGTCGTGCCGTCCGAGGTCGTCTCGATCTGCTGCGCGGTCGCGGAGAGTACCGGCTCCTGCGCGGCGCCGTTTTCGTAGTGGACCGATGCAAGGGCGTAGCGCTTGGCGTCGATGGTCGTGACCGCGCCGAGCTTCAGCCCGGAGAAGGTGTACGCCGAGGCAATCGCGTATTCGCACGACGGCGCGTCGAGCGTCCCGAAGGGCTTCGTCGCGCAGATCGCGCCGGACGCGCCCGCCTTCTCGAGATACTGCCCGGAGCGGTTCATCGAGGAGGATTTGATTATTACCTTGTTGGCGACCGCGAGGCCGCAGTAGTCTGTCTTGGCATCCCAGCTCATTGGTTTTTCCTTTCTTTACATCACGCCTCGCAGCGTAAAGGTTTGAGTGATGACCCAGACACCGGCGTCAGGGTCGGTGGAAACATCTCCGCCGTCGAGCTTGAACCCGTGCGGCACAAAGACGGGCGCGTCGTTCTCGTCCGTCATGGTGAAGTCGGTCTTGACCTGATTGATGGACATCTGCCAGGTCTGGAAAAGGTCGAAGATCGGCTCGGTGAACTCCGCGAGCTTCGCGCCGGTCGGGAATATGTCGCGGCGGACTTTTAGAGTCACGGCGACGGTGAAGAGCGCCTTCGGAGTCGTGAAGGTTTCGTATGAGCGCGGGGCGACGACTATCCCGAGCGTGGCAGGCGCGGCGGCCTCGCGGCCCTTCGGAATGCCGGTAGAGGTCGGCTGCCAGAAGCCGTAGACGGTGAGTCCGTCGATATTGAGCGCCTCGAACTTCGCGACGACCGCTGCCTCTAACTGCTGCTCAATCATGCCGACTTCCTCCTCTTGAGGACTTCAGGGAACGGCGTCGGGCCGATGTTCGCCTCGGGGCCGAATACCCGCATGCCGTACTTGTTGATGAAGTTGACGAGGATGCCCTGCGTCTTGTTGGCGGCGCGCATGAGCGCGGTGTTGATGTCGCTGCGCCCGTGCGGGAGGGCGTCCGCGGCGTAGTCCAGCATGTCACGCGCCTCGATAGTGACAAAATCGCCTTCCCGCGTCTCGGCGGTCGCGGCGATCTGCGATTCGGAAATGCGCGCGAAGCGCTTCGTCGGGACGTTGCGCGTCGAGAGCTTGGCCATAGCGATGCCGAGCGCGGTCTTCGCGAGTTCGCCGTAGTTGTCCTTGCGATGGCGTGCGCACTTCTGCTCGAAGTCCTCGGCGACGGCTGCGCTCGGGGCGACGACGAGATAGGGTTTCACGGTAGCGTGCTCGGGAGTCACGCGGTAGACGTGGAGGTCGCGGTACGGCATGTCGTTCGTGATCCACCTGAGGCGGCGTATGCCAGTGATGTGGACGCCGTCGCGGGTCCTGATGCACCGCTGGTACTTGCCGCCGCGTTTCGACGCCGAGGGCACATACTGGTTCACCGGCTCGACGATGACCTTCGTCTTCCTGGCGGGGCGGGCGCGGCGCGTGAGCGCGCGGAGCGAGACGAGCGTATTGATGAGCGTCGAGACCGCGGCGTCGTAGGATGTCTCGCGCATGAGGGACATGCGCTTCTCCGCGAGCCGCGTGAGCTCCTCGAGGGGCTTCGATTCGCCCCAGGTCGCCTCGAAGGAAAAGTTCACGACTCCGCGCCCTCCTTTATCGTGACGTGGAAATCGGAAAGGACGCGCTCGACCTTCGTGACGTGGAAGGGCGTATCCTCGAACGTGACGCGCTCGCCCACTTGCGGAGGCGTCTCGTCGCGCCACTTGGAAATCGGGAACGACAAACCCAGCACGCGCACATCCGTGTCGGAGTTCTGCTCGAGAAGCGGATCCGCGAACCCGCCCTCGAAGACGCAGCACTCCACCGTCAAATCGACGGGACGCGCGGCCGCGCGCTCGCCGTGGAACGCGACGGGCGTGTCGTAGAAGGGCACGAACGCCGACTCTGGGATGTGGAAGGTGAGCATGTTAGTCGTTAGTTGGTGGTTCGTGGTTGGTGACACGAATCACGAGCCACGAACCACGAATCGCTAATTACCTCGATAGAAACACGGCGGAGGTGGCCGTCGCGTTTGCGCCGGACGCGGCGCGTATGACGCGCACGTGGCGCGGCAGGTAGATGGACGAGAAGGGCACGCGGACGAGGCCGCTCGTCTTTCCGGTCGAAGAGCCGGTCGCGATTGTCGCCCATCCGCCGGACACCGTGTTCGTGCCTTCGAGCGTCACGGTGAAGACGCACGAGGTCGATGCGGCCGCGTAGTCGGCGAGGATTTCGCCGAGGCCGACGTAGCCCGACACCTCGAAGGCGTTGGTCGTCGCCGTTCCGGACGCGACAGCCGATGGCGCCGCGACTTCGACGGCCTTGAAGTCGGCGGTCGAGAAGTCCGCGAGCGCCGCGGAGACGGCGAACGCCGCGATGATCGCGGTCATGATAATCTTGCGCATTTTGTCGTTCCTTTCGGTTGCGGATTGAAGGAGACCGCCCTGCGCCGGGGGGAGGTAGTCTCGGCGCAGGGCAGTCGCTCATTAGGCGTGGACGCCCGTCGCGAGCGCGAAGGACTCGGGCCGCCTGACGAGGATGTCCGCGTCCTGCAGCGCGACGACGCGGATCGCGCCCTTCGTGCAGTTGGAGTACGGATCCACGACGAGGTCGGTGCCGCTCCAGAGGGCGAACACGAGCTGCGAGAAGTCGCCGAAGACGAGCTTCTTCGCGGGCGCGAAGTGCGACTCGACGAACTCGCGGCCGAGCACCTTGTCGGTTGCGACGTCGAGGAGGCGGGTCGCGCCACCGGCGACGGCGACATTCTCGCTGCCGGCGATGTTCTGGATCACCTCGTAGTCGCGGGTCGTCGCGAGCTTCGACCAGACGTCGGTGTCGCCGACGAAGCGGAAGGAGGCGTTGTAGCTGTTCGCCTTGCGGGCGAGAGCGATGAGCGCGACGATCTTGTCGAAGGTCGGCGCGTTCGCCCACGCGGAGGTCTGCGTGATCTGCGAGACGAGGCCGGTGGGCTGGCCTTCCGTGCCGGTGCCGGAGAACGCCGCCGCCTCAAGGCATGCCGCGATGGCGTAGACGAGCTCCGCGACGCAGAACGCCTGGACGTCCAGGCTCGACTGGATGAGCAGCTGGCGGGTGATGTCGACGTAGCCGCCGAGGGAGTGCGGGGTCGCCGCGATCTGGCCGAAGGTCGGATTCGTCTTGGTGGCGTCGCCGCCTTCCTGCGATATCCACGAGGCGGTGAGCTTGCCGCTCTTCGGGATCGCGATGTTCCCCGTGAGACCGGCGAGCACCTGGGCGCCGCAGCGTTCGCGGAGGACGAGCGTGTCGCGGAGCGCCTCGATGAGCGAGCCCGACATGAGGTTCGTCGCGATGGTCGCCTGGCCGTTGCCGCCGATGCCTGCGATCGTGCCGGTCGCAGGGCGGCCGAGAGTCTCGCTGCCGGCGGCGCGGATGAAGTCGGGAATGTAGATGCCCTGCGCGACCTTGCCGCGGAACTTGCCGATCTCGGCGGAGATCTCGCGCTCGAAGCCGGCGTCGACGTCGCCGACGGCCTGGCCCTTCTCGGCGCAGAGGGCGCGGATGGCCTTCATGATGTCGAAGCGCTTCTTGATCTCGCGCTTCTCGCCTTCGTCGAACTCGCGACGATCGGGCGTGTCGGGCTTCACCGTCTTCGCGGCCAGCTCCTTCTGGTACGCCTCGAGCTTGGTGAGGAGGGCTTCCTTCACCTCGCCGAAGGGCTTGCCTTCGTCCAGCATCGCGCGGACTTCGGCGTTGTTCATGTGAGCGGCGGAGGCGAGGCGGTATGCCTCGGTGACTTCCGCTGCGGAGTATGTCACCTTTTCAGGGTCCATGTGTATCCTTTCGAGCGGCTTCGCCGCCGTGGGGGTTTCCTGCGAACGCCCGACGCCCACCTGGGTGTCTGCTGGAACGTTCACAAAAGATGCTTCGTATGGCGTCCACTTCGTGACGCGGAAAATGGGAAGGCCGTCCTCGGCCTTGCCGACCTTCTTCGTCTCGACGACGAGATAGCCGACGGACATGTTGCGGCGGATCCCGGCCGCCGCGTCCTTCGCGATCTCCTGGGCGCGCTCGCCGCAGCCGAACTCGATCTCGCCGCCGAGCTTGCCGTCCTTGACCTCGGGCTTGCGGATGATGCCGATCTGGTCGCCCCAGTGCGTGTCCTGGATGATGAGGCCGTCCTTCATGCGGGAGTCGTCGATCTCGCCGTCCTTGTGGCCGAGGACTTCGTAGCCCTTGACCCAGGCGTCCTGCTCGGCGTCGTACAGGAAGCGGCGCAGGTAGGGCGCCTCCGACGAAACGGAGACGCGCACGGTGGTCTTGGCCTCGCCGTTCTCGTCCTTGCGGGTCTCGACCGTAAGCTCCGCCTCGCGGAACATGCGCGGATCGTCCGCGGGCTTGCGGAACTGCGGCTCGACTTCAATCTTGATTTTCTTCTTCATTGTTCTCCTTTCCGGGTGTTGGATTCTTGGCCGCGATTCCGGCGGCGGCCTTCGCCTTGTTTTCGATCTTGAGCCGGTCGCAGTTCTCGAGGAAGTCGGCGCCGCCGTACTGCGACGTCACCTCTTCGTTGGTCTTCCAGCCGTGCTCGACCGCGATCACGGCCGCGTTGACATCCTTGAGCGGGTCCACCCAGTCCCACGTGCGGCCCTGGAACTCGTGCTCGACGAGGCGCTCGAAGTCCGACGGCACGTAGGGATTCGCGACGGGGCGGGCGAGGAAGGATGCAAGCCACGCCTCGTACACGGGCGTGACGACCTGGTCGATGAAGTCGTCCTGCAGCACCTTCCAGTTGTCGCGCATGGCGATGGTGCCTGCGCGGATCGACGAGAAGTTGGCCTCGCCGAGATCGTTTGCAAAGACGGGGTAGTCCACGCCGAGGCCGCAGGCGATGTCGCGGATTGTCGTCTTCTTGAAGGGCGTGACCTCGCGGTTCGGATGGTTTGGGCTGTGCCATTCGAAGTCGATGTCGCCGTCGAGCCACATTTTCGTGCCGGGCTCCGACTTCTGCGTGTAGGCCGCCTTTTCCTCGTCGGTGTACCCCTCGTCGTCCTCGCCGACCCCGGCGCTCGCGGGGTCGCGGCCGGACTTGTCCTTGAAAGTTCCGATCGTGTTCGTCTCGTCCAGGGCGGCGACGAGCTCCGACTGGTTGAAGTCGTCGAGCATCTTGCCCTTCTTGAGGGCGGCGTGGGTGAGCGGGATGCCGCGCGTCTGCGCCGCGTCCTCGGTCGAGAAGCAGTGGATCACGTCGGAGGCGGGAATGCGCATCAAGGGCTGGGAGCCGTCGATGTAGACCGCCGTCGGGTCTTCCCTGCTGGTGCGGAACCAGTAGGCGACGACGCGGCGGGTGGTGCGCTCGATCTCGACGCCGTTCCGGATTGTCGTCGCGGCAGACGTGCCGCGCGCGTTCAGCGTCTCGTCCAGGGCGTCGGGCCGCACGACGCGGAGCTGCAAGCCGTAGACGGTCGGGGCGTTCCGCTCGATGATGGCGATGGCCTCGCCGTCGCGCGCCCAGTTCGCGGCCATGAGGCGGAAGATCGCCGCAAGGTTGTGGCGGCCGGCGAGATCGCATTCGCGGCGGTTCTTCGACCACTTCCAGAAGTGGTACTGCAGAAACTTCTTCGCTTCGTTGTCGATTTCGGGCTCCCCGGCGATCAGCGACGGCTGCGCCTTGAAGGTGAAGCCGCGGCCGACTACGTTGTTCCTGAAAAGTCGGAAGTAGTTGCAGAAGTACTCGTCGTTTTTTTGGCGCTCGCGAGAGCGCGATCGGATCGTGGCGAGCTGCGCCGCGATCTCGGCGTTCGAGAAGCCGCCGTCGAAGAACCACGCGGCGAGGGTGCGCGAGACCTCGGCCGCCGCGAACCCGCGGATGAAGCGCGGCGTGCGGTGCGCGGCACATTCGCCGCGGTTCCCCTGCTTTTTCTTTCCGAAGAGTCCGAACATCGTTAGAACCTCACCTTGATCTTGTAGACGCCGCGCGAAGTGTCGAAGGGGACGGGGATGTCGAGATCCCTGCATACGGCGGCGATTTCGTTCTCCACCGCCGCGATCTTCTCCTTGAGCTCGGCGATTGAGCGGTTCGTGAAGCTCTTGGAGCCGCCGCCCGACGAGAGGGAGGCGGACTGCGAGTCAGCGGCGAACAGCTGGCGCTTCAGTTCGAGGCGCCGCTCTTCTAGCTCTTTCAGCCATGCTTCTTTTTCTTGCGCGGTCATGAAGCGATTTTACCACGCAGTCAAGGGCAAAAAAGACATTTGTCGCGTTTTCTTGCTATGGCGTAGCAAGAAAGCGGCTTCGAGAGGGGGTTGAAGGTGGTTAAAAGACTATTGCGCGATGTCCGCGATCTGCCTTGCGCGGCCGTCGCAGCCCTCCGTGGGGCATCTCAGGTACCGGATCTGGTGCTTCCCGTCGGCGCACTTGTACAAACTGACGACGCGCCACTTGACGAGCTTGCCGCATTTTAGGCAACGCGAAAGCGTAAGGGGGTCGAGGACTTGTGGTTTTGTCGTTGGTTTCTTCCGTTTCATGTTGGTCTTTCTTCTTTGCGTGTCCTCAATTCACTCTCCCGCCCACGATGGCGCGGCGCTTCCGCCGCGTGGCTTGCCGCTGCAGGCCCTCGACGGCGAGGCCGAGGAAGCCGGCGAGCGCGTAGCAGTTGTAGACGCAGTCGCCGTAGTCGTGGCGCAGGTAGACGCGGTCGTTCCACTTGAAGGCGACGCGATCGCGCTCGGGGTCGTCGGGCTTCCACTTCAGCTGCTCGCCGCAGACCTGAAGGGCGAACTCCTCGTGCGTCTCGACGGATCCGCCGCCGCGCAGCTCGTAGAGCGAGAGCCCGCCGGGAGCGCCGACAGCCGGGAGCCATGCACGGTGCGCCGTGTATTCGTATGTGTCCTTGTTGAAGTTGATGTGCTCGTAGCCGGTCGCGGAGTCCAGGACGAGCACGGTGTCGTTCCGTCCGGGCACCTCCTTGAACTTCCTCGTCGAGACGCGGGGGTTGAACATCTTGTTGTCGAGGCCGCGCATGGCGTAGAGATCGAGCGGAGTGTCGCGCTTCCTGCGGCGCTCGTAGACGAATTGGTTCACGCTCTTGTACTGCGCGCCCGAGCAGTCGATGCCCCAGTGGAAGCTGCGGTCGGCTATGTCGTAGCCGCGTTCCACGAAGTCCGCCTCGACCGCCGCGAGCAGGTTGTAGATCGCGGCGTGGAACTCCGTGTCGCTCAGCGTCGCCTTCAGGTGGCATGGGTGCCGCCAGTGGTCGATGCAGAGACCGGTCCGCCTGGGGTCGAACGCGACGGCGGCGCAGGTTAACGCATAGGAGGGGTTGATGTCAGTCGCGACGCACACCATGACGGTGCCCTCCGGAATCTGCGCGGCGACGGCGCCTTTGCGGACGCGGGCGAGGATGAGCTTCGGCGTGATGTTGACGACCGACTCGTCGCGGCGCGTCTCCATCTGCATCTCGGAGTAGAAGCGCTTGTGCTTCATCGTGTCCAGGAGCCACAGCGCGTGCTGGTAGGCGCTGACCTCGGTCTCCGGATCGAAATCGCCGTCGTCCATCATTACGACGCCCGCCTCGATCTCGGCGCGATGTTCCATGTAGAACTTTTGCGAGGTGGCGAGCGCCTCGTCTTCGTGGGCGTGGTCGGCGGCGAGAAGGGCGAGATATTCGTCGCGGAGGTCTTCGTTCCCCCAGTGCACGACAAGCGGCTCGGTCTCGGTGTGCCATTCGGGGTGTCGCTTCGGATCGGCGAAGCGCTCAGAGACGTCGTCCGGTTCGATAGGCGTCGACGCCATGACGGCGGAGATGCGCTCGGAGAGCTCGCCGGAGCCGAGTACCGCGCCTTGTATGTTGTCCTCGATCTTGGCGACGGTCTCGGGGTTCTTCGCGTCTTCGTCCGTCTGGGGGTCGTCGATGAAGAAGAAGTCCGGACGCGCCGACTCGATGTTGATTCCGCGCAGCGTCTGGTCCGCGCCGCGATAGGCGATGATAGCGCCGGTGTGCGGCATGCCGGCGATCGTCGGGAGCTTGTAGTAGTAGAACTTCGAGACGTCCATGCGCATGTAGGTGGGGCGGCCCATGTAGGTCTGGACGCGCATCCGCTGCGGCGTCAGCGCGACGTCGCGCATGGGGATGGCGAACTCCGGGAAGTCGGCCGCGATCTTCGGCGAGGTCTGGATGCGCTTCCAGATCTCCTCGACGACGACCTGGGCCATGCCCTTTGTCTTCTCCACCACGACCATGAAGAACTTGTGCCCGTAGAGGGCGGCCCACATGATGGCGATCTTCACCCAGGTGGACTTGCCCTTGCCGCGCGGCCAGCGCACGTGCTTCAGGCCGCCGTGGAGGATCTTGTCTTGGAGCGCCTTGATGAAGCGCTGCATCCGTAGGGAAGGCGGGCGCTTCAGGAGCGGCTTCATGCCCTCGTATTCGCCGGTACAGAATATGGTGCCGAAGCGAAGGAGATCATAGCGGCATGACTCGAGGAGTCGGGGGTGGCGTGGCGGCGGGATCGGCCCGAGCTCGCGACCGTGGACGCGCCAGGCGCGGGAGCGCTCGGTCGAGTTCGCCTTCAGCTTTTCCTGGAATGACGGCCACGCGGTGCCTTCGAGCCAGTGCGCGAGGTTCGCCTTTTCTTCGGCTTCCTGCGCGGCCCGTCGTTCCGCTGCCGCCTTCTTCGCGAGCTTGGCAAGCGCGAGTCTCTTCTTCTTGGTCACTCTGTTCTTTCGCCTCCGGATTCGATTGCCTTGAAGAGCTTGTCGCCGAAACGCCGGACGGCGACGCTGTCATGGCTTTAGTACTTCTTATCCATACGCAGCGTCGCGCCGCGCTCTGTTCGTTCGTCTGTCCTGATCCAGATGGTGATCTTCACGGGTTGTGCCTTTCAGGTTAAAAGATCCCCGCTATCTTCGGTATGGATCTCGAGATTACAGTCGAGCGCGACGCGCAACTCCGCGCGGGCGCCTTGCGACTTCTCCCATCCGTGGAGAAGGAAGATCGCGTCGCACGACTTGACCGCGGCAAGCTCGAAGTCCATGAGGCGCTTCAGGATCTCGGGCGATTCCTGTATCTCCGACGGCAGGCCGAAACCCTCGCCAATCTCGAAGGGGTTCACGACTTCAAAGCCGAGCTCCACGAGGAAATCGTCGGCACGAATGAACGCGTCCTCGTTGAATCCCTCGTGTCCGCTCATCGGCCCGGCAATGTAGATGCGTGGCTTTATCATGGCGTGATTCTCCCATCGTCCACAAGCTGGACGCGCTCGATCAAGTATATCTTGAAGTGTTCTTCGCGCGGCTCGCCCAGGTCCGGACGCTCAGCGCCTATGTATGTGGTCCACGATGTTGATGCAATGAACCACATGCCCGGCTTGTTGTAGCCGCACGAGAAGGCCACTATGTGGCACGGCCTCGGATCGTAGAGCCACCGCAATATCCGTTTCTCCCAATATGGCTTCCGCTCGCGATATTCTTCGCGCTTCTCTCTGGACGCGATCATGTCATACCACTTGCGCTTCAGCACAAGCGGCAGCACTGCGCACTCGCTACTCTTGACGGTCATCATGGCGTGGCGCCTCCCGGGCATCTGCCGCGAGTCTCGACTGTCGAGCCGTCGGCGCGCTTCCTATGCGTCACCGGGACGCCGCGCTCTTCTTCGGTCTTCACGCTGCGCGAGCATTTGCGCTTCGGTGGCGGCTCGAATGGTGTGGCATCTGCGAGCACATGCCAATCCTTCGCAATCTTCGGCGGCCTGCCGCGTTTTCGCGCGCCTGGCGTCGGAGTGGTATGCGGATCGTCCAGGATTATGAAGTCCTTCCGATCGATTATGAAGTCCTTCCGGTCTTCGACCTCGACATAGTAGATGCCCTGATCGCCGGCGGCCTTGCGGAGCGCCGCGGCAAGTTCCTCGCGCTTCACCAATACATGACACGCGACGCTGACAGTGAATGTCTCGATTTTCATTCTCCCACCTCCTCCAGTTTTTCCACGACCTTCTCGGCGACTGTTATGGGCGCCTTGACGACGCCTTCAACGGTGCCGACCACTACGCCTGCAGCGACCTCCGCGGTCGTGGTGATCGCGTCGCTCACTGCATCCGATATTTCTTCAAGTATTCCGAACATTGTTTGTTCCTTTCGTTTTCTTTTTGTCTTTGTCGTGATCGGCGAGGACGGCACAGACGGCCGCGCCGACCGCGACGAGCACGATCACAAACGCGACGCCCACGCCCGCGATGCCGAACATCTCCCCCGCAGTCATTTGCCCGCGCCTCCGTATCTCTTCAACCTACTTGCCTTCTGCATGAAGGGCCTACACACCTCGCACAGCCCGTTGAGCGTCTTTAGGTAGTTTCCGCTGGAATCGCTCACGTATGCGTTCTCGCCCAGATCCTGAGCGCACCAGTTGCCGATGCGGACCAGCGCGTCAAGCATCTCGTCGCGCTCGCGCTCCGCTTCCCGCTGCTTCACGCACGCGCCGACGACCGTACGCGCCGACGCCTCGGTCGCAGTCGCGATGTCATGGTCGTGCGCCCACTCGAAGCGGGTGAGCATCTTGCGGAAGTCCGCCCAGCTCATCGTGACGTGGTACGAGTCAGGCATGCCCGCCGCGTAGCCGCGAAACTCCGCGAGCAGTCCTTTGATTGTATCGTGCGTTTCAGCCATTCACGCCTCCTTTCTTCGCCCACGGCACTTGGCGAATGCGAAGGTGCGCGGGAAATTTGTCGATGTCGTGCTCGCACTTGCCGCCGATGTCGAGCTGCTTCACGAACACGGGGATCTTCGCCGATCGGCACTGATCGACGATAGACTCTACCCACTCGATCTTGCACGGTCTGCGGTTCGGTCCGGACTCGCATCCGACGACGACCCACTTGGGCTTTACTGCCGCGATGGGAAGGTCGAGGTCTATCGGGCCAAGTAATGGCTCGCAAGATAGCCACATTTTAGCCCCCTCGGGGAAGCGTTCGCTCAATTCGCAATGCCGCTTGTCGTACCATTCTTGGTTCTCTGCAGTGAAGCCGAAGTAGTGGTAGTATCGGTGGGTCTTGCGATATTCGTGATTGTCGAACGCCCTATGCATGGCGTCGAGCATCGCGCTGACCCTCTTCGTGAGCCATAGGTAGATTGCCTCGTTGTGTGTCTTTCCGCACGCCCGGGCGATCAGGTCGTTTGACATCTTGATAAGACAACTGCCACGAATCTCGTACAACGGCCACGACCATCCGCCGAATAGGTCGGTCATATTGCCACAGAATACGATACCGCTTCTTGGAGGATCTATCTTGCCGGTCAGGTGCGGCTCGAAGCTCTGCCCGAATCGCTTGGCCCACGCAGCTGCGTAGCAGTTCTCGCAGGCGGGCGAGCAGGGCTTGCACCCGACAACGGGATTCCATGCCTTGTCCCAATACTTGGCGCGCGGCCACTGTATCAAGTTGTCCTGGTTCATTTCGCACCGCCTTTCGCATCGACTATTGCAACCGTCGAAACAATGGCCTTTTGGATCTGGTCGCGCATTGATCCAGTATCGATGCAGCGGATTTCGCCGCGCTTGCAAAGCTGGACTCGCACAGAGACGCAAACAATGGGATAGCCCGCGTTCGTCTCGCCTGTCTGGCATTGGAACTCTGCGATCGTGCCGCTCACTTCGCACCGCCTTCCTTTGCTTGCGTGTTTGTTTCAGGTTCCTCTTCGCCGCCAGAGATGGAGGCGAATCCAATGATGCCGATTCCTATGATGCCGATTGTTCCGGCAAGTATGAGCAATACCGCAAGTGTCTCGTCGCTCACTTCGCGCCTCCTTCCTCGCCATAGAGATACTTACCATCCATGTGGAATCCCTGGATTTTCTTGACAGTCCCTGGTCGCTGGGGAAGAGTCTTATATTCCCACCACTCAGAACCATCATATTCATGGCGCTCAATCCACCAGTCCTTACCTACAACCAGCAGGTCGATCGGTACTTCTTCGCATCCAAATCCGTTATCATAGTCGTATGACTTGGCAGTCTCTATGAAATTGTCCAGCGGGATTTCATGCCTATTTCCAGACACGAACACAACGTCACTCATCGACTTTCCATTTGCCAGTAGGACCGCCGCGGTCTCCTCGTATAGATTTTTCACTTCGCACCGCCTTCCTGCGCCAGGGCGAGAAGCCAGTCTGGGAACACGTCGGGGAAGTCCTCTTCGGGATTCAAGCCGCGCTCCCGTGCACACGCCTCTCTCAGTTTGTCTATGTCGCCGCCGAATCGGTCGCAGTTGCGCGGCGGCGCGGCAAGGGCGGTCTTAATCGTGGCGACCAGTTCGCGGTGCTCATCTCGGCTTATTGACCCGGACAGCCAGCGGAACAATCCAAGCTCTGCCGATTTCAGCGCCTCGCGCAACGCGGCGGAGTTGCCGATAGGCATGTTGGCATACTTTTCGTTGGTCAGCTTCACGCCCTGCGTAGCCGCACGGGTTGCCACTTCAATGAGCTCGCGCTTGTGCGCCGCCTCAAGTTGGTCGGCGTAGTTCTTGATGATTTTCCCCTCTACGGTCAAGACGCCAAACTCTGGCTTGTCTTGCTCCGCGTCGATGTTCTGTTGCCCGTGGAAGCGCATCTCCTCGATGATTTCCCCGTGTGTTTTATTTTCGCTCATGGTTTGTCCTCCTGTTTATGCTGCTATGTTTTCGAGGTCGGCGGCCATCATCGCCTCGGCCGTGCGCACCGGCACGGAGTTCCCGATTTGCTTGACCTGCTCGCCACGGTTGCCGGTGATGACATAGTCGGCCGGGAACGAGTGAGCTGCCGCAAGCTCGCTCGGCTTCAGCATCCGGATCCGGATGTCGACGATCCTTCCATCCGCGAGGACGGGGAAGCATCCCTGGACGGCGTCGCAGGTCGTTAGCGTCTGCAATGGCTGGTCCGCCGATCGGATGTGCCCGCTGTCGTTCCCGCCAGGCCGCGACATGTCGAGGATGACGGGCGTCGCGACGCGGATCGCGCCAGACGTCGCAATCGTCGGACAGGGCTCGTCGATCGGGCGCGCCGCTGCGCCTCCATGCTGCCCCAGGACGAGCGGTTGGATCAGCGCAGAGTTGTTTCGTGTCGTGAGCGTCTTCATCGGGGCGGAGTCGGGAAGGATCCGCCCGAGGTCGTTTGTGTCTCCTGGATGGCTCATATCCATCACGAGCGGCTGCACGACGGAGAAGCGATCGTGCGTCGTCTGCGCTCCGATCGGACGCGAGCCGTCCTGGATATCTCCGCCCTTGAAGTAGTCGAGGATGATCGGCGTGCAAAGCGCATGGTGCTCTCTCACAGTCACGCACGAGATCGGTGCGTCGATGCTTTCCGCGTCGCAGTTTCTGTTGAACCGCACAATGAACGGTTCGAGGTCGATGCCCCAATACTTCTGCGCGCCGACAGCGATCCGGCGGAGCGTATTCGCGGCGAGCGGGCGCGAACGGTTGAAGATGCTCGTCCCGGTGTCGTCGAGATCCAGGCACTCGCGGACGCCGCGCCACGGCTGCGGCGTGAATCCCCACAGATCCGTCGTCGGATGTTCGGCGTGAGTCGGCCGCGGCCAGTGGATCTTCCCGCGGCCGCGCTTGACGGCCTTCAGGAAGAAGCGCTGACGGCTCGTCGCGTCGCCGTAGTCCGCACAGTTGACGACCTGCCATTCGACGATGTAGTTCCGCGCCTCGATGGATCGCACCCACGCCTTGAAGTTCGATCCCTTCAGGCGCTCGATCGGGCGGCCGTAGTAGTCGAGCGGGCCCCAATCCCTGAACTCTGGCACATTCTCGATCGACAGGAAGGATACGTCGATGTCGTCGAGCCAGTCGAGGACGAGATTCGGCTGCGCGCGCAGCTGGTTGCTGCGCGGGCGGCCTCCCTTCGCCCGGCTGTGATGCGTGCATGACGGAGAGGCGTGGAGGTGGTCGAGGTGCCGGCATGGAATGACCTCCGACGGGATGACCGTCGTGAGATCCATTTCCATGACATGCACATGCGGATGGTTCGTCTGCATCGTCTGGACGGCACACTGCCAGTGGTTGATCGCCCATCCCTCGTGCGCGATCTGCCGCGCGTCAAGCGCGCGGACGCCGCCGGTGGCCATGCCGCCGCAGCCGCAGAACAGGTCTCCCCATTTGAACACGCGCTTCATGCCGGCTCCTGGTAGTTTGCACCACCTTGCAGGTAGGACTTGCCTTCGTCTGTCTTGCACCACTCCAGATAGGATCTTTCCATTTCTGGAGTGAATACCTCCATATGGCCAAAATGGAGAAGTGCCAGTTCTTTCTGATATCCATTTTTGAACATCCAATGCGCCAGACTACATGTTATCTTTATCATCATTCCCGCCTCCTCGTTAAGTTGTCGCCGGTCTTCCCCGGCTGCCAGCGGATTTCGGGGTCCTCCGCGCCGACCCTGTAGCATCCTCTTCATGCATGAGTGCATTTGAGATGCGTCCTTTTTCCATGCACAGCAGACAGTCTTCGCTTCGAACAGCGCGATCGACCATCCTCCGTTCATGCAGGTGAAGGAATACCTGTTCCCGCCACCCGGCGGAAATCTTTCGGAGACGTCTCGCCGTCGACTTCGCCTTGCGCCACGCCGCGATCCACGAGTGATGCACGTCGCGGGAGTGAAGGGCGAACTCGAAGCCCCCCCCCTCGCGACGGTATGGCGCGGACTGGACGAGGCGCCAGTCGCCCTGCGATCCGATCACATGGACGCGGGCGACGGCTGGCCGCTGCTCTTCAGTCACGACGACGATGTACGCCTTTTCAATCACTTCGCCACTTCGCTTTTGTTCTCTTGATTGGGCACCTCTTTTAGAAGTCCAATCCTCATGCCTGTTGACAATTTAATGCTGCACTCTTCAATCACAACATTAGGAAGCGACTCTAAGAGTTTTGCCAAACTGCCTGTCGTCATCATAATGCTACCACCTCCGATTCTTCTTCTCATTTCTCTGCCCTCCCCTCAATAGGTCAGCGCCCTGCGCCATGCGTCGCGGAAATCTGCGAGTGATGAGTCCTCGAACTCAATCTCACCGTCCACGCCATCGATCGTTACCGCCACATCGTCGCCGTTCTGCTCGGCGAATAGAACCTTGTCCGCAGCTATTAGCGTATCTTTGTATTCGATGATGCCTTTCATATTGATTTGTCCTTTGGTTTTTGTAAGTTGCGCCGTTTCTGCCAGGCAAGGTGGCGCAGACCTTGAGGGATATTCCGCTGAGACCGCTTGCGCGGCTTCGTTTCTTATTCTCCCGTTTGCCGTGCGCGAGGGCGCCCCACGGCCAGGGCGTTGACGGCTTTGTGCCCCTTGTGCGCCACGGCGTCGCTCGCCATGCCTACAGGCGCGCCTCTCGGCACGCTGCGCGATTCGGCTCAGGGCTGCCTCCCTCTCGAGCGGGTCCGCCCCTGTTGCCTGCGCGGTACTTGCATTCCAGGCGGCCGCCGCGCTATCGGTGTGAAGATGTTCTCGTAGGATGTTCATGGATCTGCAAATAGTCAATCGCGAAGTGGCATGATGACCTCGTAGAAGTCGGGATATGTGCTACACTTGAAGAGCATCGCCCCGAGCTGCTCGCTGTCCCCGAGTTTCCCCGCCGATATTGAGATTGTGCCCCACATGACACGCATCGCCCCAAGAAAGTAGCGCGCGTTCAGCTTTACATTGACGGAGACGCCCTCCGGCACCTCGGCATCCACGCGTGTAGAAAACTCCGGTAGCTTTGCTCTCGGTGGCAGCGTATCATCATCGACCTCGCTGATGGTGATGTCCATGTGGCTGTCGGAAGTGTTTGCAGAGCAGAAGAGGTGCGCGATTAGATTCGCGTCCTCGATCGTCACTTCGCCATCTGGGTCGTCCTCGTCGGGCTGGATCTCTTCTTTGCGGCCAAGTGCGAGGACGGCGCGCTCCAGGGCGTTCTCGACTTTTACGGCGTCGAATTTTGCGATGAGAGACGGGTTGTCTGGTACGCACTTGCGCCAGCTGGGGAAGCTGCCTTGCGGGCTGTAAAAGTAGCCGACGGATCCGCCATTCTCGATGCCGATGCGACCCCCTTTGTTGAACTTGACGATCGTCGTCTTCTCACCACGGCACGCGTGGAGAAGGAAATCACATGCGGCATGCGGAAGAAATACCGAGAACTCCGGCTTCTTCAGTTCGGCGCAGCTTATCTGCCGAGCGGAGACCGCGAGGCATCGGCCGTTGGTCGCGATCGCGCGGAGCTTCATGTCGGTGCCGACCTCGAAGTTCACGCCGCAAAGCGAGCGGCGGGTGGCGTAGTCGTAGCTTTGCGCGTGAATGACATCCATCATCACCGAAAGGAGATCGCCGGCGGCGAAGACGGTGCGCTCGCCGGTTGGCTCGTCAATGGTCTCGAACTCCTCATTCGGCACTTTCAGCGTGATCTTTTCATCGCCCAAGGAGATGACTGTCACGGTAGACGCAGGTGAGCGCCCGACAGTGATCTTGCCGCGGTGGAAGGCGGAGGCGGCCTGCGCTATTTCGCGAAATCGGAACGAGGCGCCGCCGGGCTCGATCGCCACGGCGTGGATCTGAAGCTCCACGAAGTTGGCGCGCGGGCTGCTGCCGCGGATGACGACGCGATCCTTCTTGCTCCCGGCTGACTTGGTGAACGCCTCGATCGTGACGGTGTCGCCGTCTTGCGCGTCGAGGATTCTCTTCAGGTCTGATATGCTGAGCGAAAGCTCCATGGCAGAAATTTCGATCTTCATGGCGTCCTTTTAGCTTTTGAATTCCGGGTGTTTTTTGTAGAACTCATCGAGCGCCGCGCGCGCGGTCGTGATCGCCGTGAAATCCGCGTTTTTGATTTTGCATTCCTTTGCGAACTCCGGGAAGGCTCCGCAGAACGCGGCGACCTCATCGTCGAGCCCGATGTTGCTGTCGAAGCATGAGACGAGCAGATTGGCCAGTGCGCTACGCTGAGCCGGATCTCTGACGCATTTCTTCAGTGCGTTGTCGATTATCTTGATTCCGGCCGAGTTTTCGCTCTTCCATTGCCTGTAGTCAATCTTGCTGGTCGCCTTGTCCACCACGACGGTGACGGCATTATCCATTGCCGTGTAGAGCTCGTCGCGCTCCTTCTTCAGCACGGCGGTGCGTTCCTCTTCCTCTTTGCGCTTTGCCGCGGCCTTGTCGGCCTTCGCCTTGGCCTTCTTGATCTTTTCATCTATCTTCTCCTGCCACTTCTGGTGGTCCTCGAGAGTCGGACCGTAGAGGAACTCGATCTCGTCGTCCCAGCCGAACCAGTACCAGCACGCGGGGTGCTTTGCGTCTCGCTTTCCGTTGGCCTTGGCAAAAGTCTCCGGAGCGCGGTAACTGTCTGCGATCCCGTTCGCCGCGCCGTCGACGAGCTCGACGCGCTTGCCGACTTTGTGGCGCAGCTTCTCGACCTCGCGTTCGCGCGTCTTCCGCTTGTAGCATCCCTTGTCGAGACACTTTCCGAGCTTGCCGTCGTCGCCCATGTCGCCCCAGAGGTCCGGCTGCGCGCCGGTCCGCTTTGGGCATTCCTT